CTGTTGTAGTACGTCCATTGGATTAAGGTCAAACATAGTGAAAATATTTATATGGCGTGATTAATCGGGGGTGGATTCTTGGCTAAGTCTTTTACTCATGGCTCTATTGTGCCCTAGCTTTCTAACATCACCACTGAGTAGATACAGTTCAAAAGCAGCTTTTTCTTTCATTACTATAATGTGTTTTTTATTGACAAAAAAAGGTGAATCAATATAGTTATCTAACCAAAGCAGCACCTGTGGGGTAAATGCAAATTCTTTAGGAAACTCTATCTTGTAAGTTTTTATTTTAGCATATTCTTCAATAAATTCCAAGGCCTGGTCAGTCAATCTTAATCCGCCTTGTGACTTATTTCTAAAACTCCACCACCACACAGCTTTGTATTCTTTAATATTTTTTTCAGTAACGGGTATTTCTGCTGCCTGCAAGAACGCCTTGGTATAGGCATCTTTATTCATATCATTTAATCTCTTCGCCAGTAGTGAGTTTGAAAACTGCAAAGTCCTTGGTCTTGAATAGCCTATTCAATTTCTTGGCAAGATTGTGTGCGTGACCGGGATTTGAAAATGAAACTTTTTTATATTTCGGTCCAGGATAGCTGGCTACCAGACTACCGCTTTTGAGATTGAATGGCTGGCCGTTATAGAACACAGCCCAGATAGCTTCGGAGTCAAGGATCTGCTCGACCTTGTAGGTTTCTTTACTAGCGTATTCTAAAAGAATTTTTGGCTTGGGTCTGCTCATATACGTGTTCCTAATTAACCACGTATATATTTATGTTTTTTTAGAACTGACCGCCGTCGAATTTAACGTCTATTTGTGTAGTAGATTCTTTGATTAATGCCAGCATTTGATGTATCTCGCTGATGGTTTGACCTAATTTAGATGTCATCAGTGCCAATTCTGTAGTTAAATCACGTGCTTCTTGTAAACTAATTCGTATTTCTTTTTGTTGACTGCGTTCAGCTACTTGAATTCTTTGAAGTAGTTTCTGTATAGTAGATAATGTATTTGGCAAGTTATTTTGTGACATTGGCTAATACCTGTTTCATTTCCAAGTCAGTCTTGAACGGTCCTTTGTAAGCATATCTTTCAAGAGTAATTTTTTTAGGACAAAAACTTTTAACCCATCCTTTTTCAAATTTTATACAGTAGTACCCTGCACAGTATAGGCTCTTAGAATCGCTGCTCTTTGTGAATAGAGGAAGTTTTTTACGAATGTCAAACATGGCATTGTGCGGCTCGGCACTGGTAGCATATCCATGCACTTCATTAGGTAATGATGTGTCGGCTTCTTTAACAATCTTTACCGTGAAGAACTTTTTACCAAATTGTTTAGTTAAACTATCTTTGGTCTCATAAATCTTTACACCTTCTTCATTGCTCATAAAAAATCTATTGTCATCATCTTTTCTCAGAGTAGCAATCTTCTCACCATTCGATTCTACGATCCAAAATTTATTTGCTATGATAGGTTTAGCATATATGTCTGTCATTGTGTTCTCCCAACAGGTATCTGTTTTAATTTCACAGGTGTCATCATACTGACAAGGTTTGAGTTTCATTGGTGTATCTCGCGTTAAGTGGTTCTGCATAACTCTGTGCCTGATCAGCAATCTTTTTCAAATCCCATAGATTACAGAACTTGATTAATCTTATACCAACTTGACTCACATTCTTTTGTTCAGCGGTAGCAGTAGTAATAGTGTTTACAATTATCTCTTTGATATCATCAGGCTGATGACTCAGGTCAATCAGTCGACGATTGCGTTCATAATCTTCTAGCACACGATGTTCTACACCATTGTGGTCAGACCATCTCTGTAACATGAGATTGTTCCACGCATATCCTTTGCTGTTACGATCTTCGAACGCTTCAGTAAGACCCACTTTTTTGCTTGTGCCTTTAGTACGTACACCCGGATACGCTGAGAAGACATTATCACTGGTATCACCACGCATGCATTTTTCGAACAACAGCCATTCTGGGTTGGGGGCCGGCTTGGGCTCTTGTGTTTTCTTGTCAATGATTGGCTTGCCTTTGTCATCAAATATTCCTTCGTGCGTGATAACATGTTCCATGACACCGTTGTACTGTGTGACATTAGGTGCGATCAATTGAACAAAATCTGTGTCTGTGCTGATGATCACGTGTTTGTCATGGGGATGTGTTTGTATCCAACCAGCAATTAAATCATCTGCTTCTAACTGCGGATTTTGTAACACAGTACAGTTGGTCTTTTCTGCGATAAAGTCTTTGAATGTGTCAAATGCTTCCCAGAAGATTTTTTCTTCGTCTTGTTCTTTTTCTGTATGAGCTGCACGAGCATCTGTACGATTACGCTTGTAAGGAGCATAGTAGTCCTTGCGCCACGATCTACCCTCTAAACAGAAAATAACATGGCTACCTTCGAACTGCTGCCACGCTTTGCGAATACTGTTTAATGTGATATGGAATGCCATACCTAGTTTGATATCAGCGTCACCGTTAATAACGTGACGAGCACGAAAAAATGTGTTTGCTGTATCAACTAAGATGTAATTCATAGATTATCTTTCTTCACTGTTTTAATATCAATTAAGCCTGTGTTTACAGGACCGCCGAAATCACCATCGACTACTACATTAGCACACAGTTCACGGAACCAACGATCTATAATTTCTTCGTCCTTGTCACCGTCCTCACCGTATCCCTCTTGCTTTAATTTTAACACAAAAAGGTCGTTCCAGTCAAGCTCAAAAAAGCCATTACGCACATTATCTTTGTTGACATGAGTTTCGAGTACACCTACCCAGGGTTCTTTTTTGCGTGTTGCACGTTCTTTTGGTGATAGTTTGGCCTGCGCTTCTGCTTCTGTGGCACGTTCAGCAGCTTCTGTGGCTGCTTTGGCTGTTTCGGAGGCCTGCGCTGCAATACCTATAGATCGTTCTGCTTCTGCTCTAATCTTGTCAATACCGAATAATTTTTCAATCCATTTATTCATTATGTTCCCCATTCATTTTTAAACAGTGGTACTTGTAGTCTATCACTGTAGCGTAGTCCCATCTTCATGGCTAGTTCTGCCACCCGGCGATTATTTAGTGTGTATACACTTTCAACGCCGCCTACAGGCATTAGATACACCGGCCCTGTAAATCCAGCCGCACGATAAATGTCAGCAGCCTCTAACGCTTCTTCAGCATCTTCCTCTGTGGCTACCACAAATTTAAGATAAGTATACCCTGCTTCTTGATATTCACAGACAACTTCTGGTTTAATTGCTTCGTCTGGATGTTCACCTGAGCAACTAAGTTTAGCACTGACACTAAACGTCACTTCTTTGCGATATTCTAGTTCAGGCATTTGCCATTGTACTAGATAGTCCTTAAACTCTGGTGTAAGTTTTTGAGTACCGTTGGTTTCGAATGTAATTTCTTTTAGACCAACCATCTTAGGATGATTCAACAGTTCTGGATAAGCACGTTGCCAACCTAGCAATGGCTCACCGCCTGTGATAACCAAATGAGCATCTCCCCAGTTATTGTCCGGAAGTATCTCCATAATGCGTTCTACTATTGCATCCGATGTAAGCATAGGACTTAGATCTTTAAACTCTGGCATCCATGACGCATAACTATCACAACCTGTGCTTACTAGCGGAAGGTTGTCGTATGTTTGAAATGGTGTGATCATAGAGTGTGTGGCTGCTATGTCAATTGCTTCATGACTCATTTCACCACGAGGCATGCCAAAGCCAGCACATTTAAAGTTACAGCCAAATGTGCGTAGAAACACACTAGGAACACCCATGTAGCGTCCTTCACCTTGTATGCTGTAGAACAGCTCTGCGATTTTAATTTTGCTCATTGTTTATTATACCTTTATGTATGAAATTTGTCAAGTCCTCTTTGACAAGGCTCCAAGTGCCGTCGTGATTATCAATCCAATTTAAACAATCGCCCTCTTTCCAATCTGCAGCATCAAGTAGATCCTGCGGCAACGACAGTATGCCACCTTCTTCAACAGTTAGTGTCCACGAATTCATGTTATATATCCCGAGGTGTCGGAATTTCTTTTACGTTCCTCGTCTAGTTTTTCTTTGATCATTTTCCTGCACTCTACTCTGACCTGAGGAGGGATATCTGGATGAAAGTCTAGGTCTCTACAATTATAGTATCTACCAGACGGAAATTCCCAATTGCCGATAATAATCAAAAATACAGCGATAAACGCTGCGATGACTATCAAGATATTTTTCATATGTAGTCGCTGACCAACAGTTGACACACAAGTCCTTCGCGTTCATCTTTAAACAGAAAGTTCATGTAGCTGTCTGTTAACTCTGTAGTGTACTTATCGCCCGGTAGTCCAAATCGTTCTACGATGGATATGGTGATTTCATCCCAAACGGGAATACTACCGGCTTTGGGACTCCACGGTACATGTACAGTTACCATTTTTTGTAGTTGCCTTGTTCTGGTATCACATGGCGAACGCCACCTGTGGGGTCTTCCATGTCACCTTTTCGTCTGGGAATCAAATGAACATGTGGATAAGGCACAGTCTGTCCAGCAGCCTCTCCCCAATTCATTCCAATGTTGAATCCGTCCCATTCGCCAGTATCAACTTTTTCTTGACCAAGTCTAAGTGCATCAGCAAAACAATCTTCAATAACACCCACGGCTGAATATTTAGGTACGAACAACAGGTGTCCTTCTGTTACAGGATACTTGTCTTTAAAAACAACCACATGAAAGTCGTCTTGTACAACATTGTTCCATGGTGCATCACCTGCATCACGTGCATCATCTAATGAATAATGTAGATTCATCGTTTATACTCCTGTTTTTCTTTGGGAAGATCATCTTCTCGAATAACAAACTCACGTCCGCCTAGACTACCTACAAATGCTCGTGTGCGTTCTGCATAGGCCAGTCGCAATTTAATTGTTTGAAATGCAACTTCTAAAAATGCTTTGGGCTTGTAACCTAGTACATGCATGTCAAAGTCTTTGCCATTATCAGTACAATGCACTTTGATTTTAGAATCAATCATTTTGTCCACCAATCTTCCCAAGGAAAATCAATCCATACATCATTTTCTGCCTTGTTAACTTCCATGCCAACATAATCCATCTTAACATCGCACTTGCTGGAAAGATTATCGACTAACACAGCAAATTTAACGTTGTTGTTCCAAACTTCTTCCCAGGCTGGATCATCTGGAAAGCACCCGCTTGGCCAATCCTGCATGATCCAGTTGAGTGTGGTGCCTTGATCGTTGATATCGTCTACAATTAGAATGTTTTTAAAAGTGGTATCGTTATCAACGGTACGATCCTTGGATAGCGGACCTAGCGCATCTTCGGCCATCCACAGATTGCTTTCGGGACCAATATCAGCATCACGAAGACTCACATTTAATGTGTGCAATGGAATATTAAAATATTGACTGATCATAACAGCAGGAATCAATCCACCTCGAGTAATACCTACGATATAATCGGGTCTCCACGTTCCTGTAGCAAGCTCTCTACAAATCTTGCCAACTAGACCAGTTATTTCACGCTGGGTGATTTTGAGTTTGTTCATGTCTATCCTTGAGATATTGTTGGTGTTGTATCCATTTGTTGTTGACTAAAAATCCCCACTCACGTTTGTGTGGCCCTGGCATGAACAGGGTCCAAGCAGTTACTCCAGATTTAAGTTCGATACGATGATAGCTATTAGAACCACAAATCCGGAAATGACCAGGACCCCGCCAATGCTTTGTCTCTCCAACCATTTTGCCATCTTCGAAACTAGGAGTATACTCATAGTAACCACCTTTTAATATCAGTGTAGCATAGGGCCAAGGATGATCGTGTACATCGTCTGGATCACCTTTTAGGAATTTATGTAAAAATACGTTGAATGGAAAACGTTCACGCTCTTTCAAAAACAAATAGTATCGTTCGAGATAGGGTTCGTTATTCACCCGATCAAAAATGATACGTTTGCGACCTAACTGTTCAAGCAGTTTTAGAAACATTGCAAACTTCTTCCTTGAGGTATCTTATTAGTTCTTTGTCCGTGGGCTCTACACCGAAATTGTTCTTGTAAAAAATTTCATAGCTGTCACTACCGTACTTTCCAATGCCATATAGCATTGTAGCATCATTTCCGTCCCAAGTCAAGTAGTCCTGACTCATTCTAAGCAAACGGGTATATCGAACATTAACCATTCCAAGGGGTTGGATAATGCTTTTGACAAACTCTTCGTCTGCGTGTAACAGCGATAGTGCTGTGGGAAACCAATATAAAAATTCTGGCAGTGTAGTCTTTACTGCTTTACGCCCAGTTTGATTCAACATGATTACACCAACAAAATGCTGCCAGGAGTCATCGACCTGTTGTTGTACCATTAGGTCATCACGTAGAGGTTTTATAAATGTCATTGTTTACGAATCCATATCCAAACCACGATGCCTACAATAACACCGACAATCATACCTAGAGAAAATAACATTATTCTACTCCTTCACCAAACCAATCATCAACTTGCCGTTCAGCTTCTTCCTGTGTGAGGGCATGTACAAATATACGGGCAGGCTCTCCAACAGTGTGCTGAATATTAAATTTTATCACTCCAGCAGGAATAAGATTCCAATCACGCTCTACCACAAACTCCTGTAGATTTTTCATGCGAAATATTAAATTATCTGTATGTTCTTTGGCAGTATTCATTCCTGTCCTCGAATCACGTTCTTGTTCGCTGCTTCATCATCACTGCGCAGTTGATCTTCCATGTACAACATCAATTGATGTTTATACATTTCTTCTGACAGACCGTGCCAACCACAACACTTACCAGTCGGACTACGACCGCAGCCGCATTTGCCAATATCGCTTTCATTTTCTTGAACTCTTATTTGCATGGTCTATTCCTTATCGTGGTGAAAATTCTTGTTGCATTTTAATATTGTCAAAGAATTCTTTCTTTGTACCTGGATCATCTTTGAATGCACCTTTGAGTACAGTAGTTTGTGTTAGACTAGAGTGCGCCATGATGCCGCGATTCTCACAGCAGCCATGTGTGGCCTGTATGTACACCCCAATGTTTTCACTGTCAGTTGCTCTCATAATTTCACGGGCTATGTCGTTACACAACTCTTCTTGTAGTGTTCCTCGACGAGCACACCACTGTGCGATACGAGTATACTTAGATAAACCAATGAGCTTTGCGGCAGCGATGATTCCAATATAGGCGACCCCACTAACTGGTTGATGATGATGAGAGCACATACTGCGAAGTTCACTGCGTACAACCAACATGCCTTCATATCGGTCTGCTGAATCATTGGGAAAAGCTGTTGCGTCGGGTGCAGGATCATATCGACCTCCCATAATTTCATTAAAGTACATTTTAGCAAGACGTCTTGCTGTGCCTTTTGAGTTTGGATCGGTTTCACGATCGATAAGCAACCGATCCAACACTGTTTCAAATGCTAGAGTTGCTTCGTCGATTAATTGTTCTCTGTCACCGTCGTGCAAGTAGTCACTGATATTGTCTCCAGCCCAGAAACGTTTCTTGTCACGTTTCATTTTAAAGCGAATAGCATCGCCTAGGTAACCTTCTTCATAGCCCTTGTCGTCTATGTTATTGTATGTTACTGATTCTGTCAATTAAGTTTCTCCGAGTTAATGTCGTGGATGACATATATTATTTTAACATCTCTAATAGTTTATTACAACTAAAAAAGTTTTCTTTTAGTATATCTACCTGTTTATTTAGGCTAGGTAAACGAGTTTCATAATTATCCATATGCTGGATTATTTCTCTACAAATATCTGGCCGATATACAGTATACGCATCAAAGTTCTCTGTCCATTTGCTGGGATATTTAAATGTGTCCATAGCCATTTCACTGTAGCTAAGTCTATCTGGTACCATAGGAATTGCACCTACTATAGCACCTTCATACCAACTGATGCCTAGAGTTTCTTGTAGGTTGGCGCTGAATACTAGTTTCGCTTCGCCTAACAAGTTGTGATATTCATTCTTTGTTAACTGTTGATCCTGGCAAACAACAAATTCATATTGCGGTAAGTGTTCTTTTAGATCGCGGAATATTTCAACCTGCTTCTCAGGAGCAATACGATGAGGAAACAAGATAAGATCACGCTTGGGCATATTCTTGTACATGAGTAGCGTATCAGTCATATACTCCATGGGCCATCCTGTGCGAACAACCTTGTTGGTGAATAGAGTATCATCAAATACAGTCTTGTACATACTTACTTTACGATCTGGATCAGCTTGGATCAAGTTCTCGTAAAACATATGAATGTGAAAGTCTGTGGCAAAGTAGTTGTGATCAAACGCATGATAGAAACTCTTCTCTGCATGCCTTACCCAAGGTTTATCTCCAACAAGACGTCCTAGAAAATCTTGTGGATCATAACTGCCAGCATGCCATAGGCCATGTGTTGTTACTGGAATACCTAGTAACTCACTCATGTACTTTAGATTAATGATACCTGGATGCCAAGCATCAGTAAACACGAAATGATCGCCAGCATTAACGGATCCGTTACAAAATAGCCGACCCATCTGCTCCACTTGGCTAGCTTTGTAAATGTTAGTTCCGCCAAAATTAAGAAACGCTCCTGGAGTGGTAGCACTAGGTATGTCCATAGGACCAGAGATAATTTGAACATCATGTCCTGCCTTTTTAAGTATTGCCGGCACATGAGTTTTCCACTGACCTGTGTAACGTGTCTCAACTGCTTCTAGATCAATAAGGAAAACTCGTGCCATTGATTAACCTCTCTTTTGAAAGTTTGGTCTGTTGCCTTGATATGGACGTCTTGGCCGCTTGCTGGCAAGATACGATCCATAGTTTTGACTATCTCTGCGATAGAGATCTGCTGGATTAAAATCGCAGAGTTGAATTCTGCACCAATCGTGGTAGGCCTCGAGGTCTTCCCACACCTTTACAACGTCAGGACGATTTTCAAAGTACCTGTAGTCCTTGTAGTTTTTCATCTGTATTCCTTTTAGTATTTGATGAATGAACCATTTTCTCCGTCTTCGGAGACCTCAATCCAAACCTCACGGCCTGGATACTTATTGGAAATAGTGTCGTACAATTCGTCCGACATCATTTCGCAACTCTTATGATCTAGCGACAAAACACCTTGTGCGCTAGA